TACTTCCGGCGGTAACGCCGGTGTAGGCGCTGGCGGTGCTATGCCGCTGACCTCCGGTGGCAATGCTGGTGTCGGTGCTGGCGCTGCAACGCCGCTGACTTGCGGGGGTACCGCTGGCGCTGGCGCTGGTGCCGGAGGGTTGTACATCGTTGCTGGGTTGACCGCCGGTTGCGGCGCTGGCGCGTTGTACATTGTGGACGGCGCTGGCGTAGGCTGCGGCGCTGGCGTCGGCTGCGCCACTGGAGCATTGGTCATACTGCTCGGCGGTGGCGGCGGCGGGGGCGGCGGGGGTGGAGGGGGTACCGGTGCGTTGGTCATCGACGCTGGGTCAACGGCCGGTTGCTGCGGTGCTTGAGGGTTATACATCGACGCCGGATCAACCGCCGGTTGCGCTGCGGGTGCGTTGTACATCGACGCTGGGTCGGGCATCATCGCCTGGGCAATGGGGTCGGTCACCACCGCCTGCGATGCTGGCATCTGAGGGCGCACCTGGGGGTTGTACATGGTCGATGGTTGGACCGCTGGCTTACTACGCTGCTGCTGCGGATTCACCGCTGGCTTGCCGCGCTGCTGCTGCGGGTTCACCGCTCGCTTTTTCTTCTTTTTGTTCTGGTTGGCAGCCGCTTGGGCGTAGGGGTTCTGATAGGCCATTATTCTATTCCTGTTTTTCTCTTACGCGTGCGGCCAATGGGCTTGTACTGAAGGCTTACCCGCCGTATCGTGAACGTCTCGTCGTCGATGAAGTTGCTGAGTCTCAGCATCGTGCGTGGGTCGTAGCCGAAAAGATCGGAGTCGTCGGTCAACCCCGACACATCCGACTCCAGCGCCGACGTGTCGAGGACAAAGGTAGAGTCGAGCAATGCACCCGACTGCCCCATGGTGATCGTCTCGGTGTTGCTGACGATGCCAGCACCCATCTGCTGGATCGACACATCGAAGTCGCCCAAATTATCGAAGAGGGTCCGCGCATAGAGCCAGCGGCACTCCACATCGTCGCCTTGCGGTGCGATGTTGGCCGTCTCGAAATACGCTTTTATGGCATCGCCGTCGTCGTTGTTATTCGTCTCATGCGCCATAATGCGACCGGCGAAGTCACCGGCGTGGGGCAGATCGTCGATGACGGCGGCGCTGTCCCGCGTAAAGTTGTTATACGGCCCATACCAGGCGTTTAAACGCGCTGAGTAGACCACCACACTGTTCATCGTCGTCTGGCTGGCCCCGTGGGGCAGGTAGAACCAGACCTCTTCCTTGGCGGGGTAGTAGTTGGCGAAGGCGTAGGGCAGTCGCGCTACGTTGATATCGTCCCAGTAGCGGTCATCGAGCGCAAAAGAGATCTTTTCTACTTGAGCGCCGCCCGTCCATTGGTAGATGCCGTCGTCGCGGACGAAGATCTGACGCTCGCCAGGCACCGTGACGATGGTGCGTCCGGCGATGGTGCCGCGCTGGGTCCGCTGCTGCTGCTGGAAGGGTATCGTCGAGCTACCCGTCGCCGTCAGCGTATGGATGCCGTACTCGGTATGGGCGGCCAAGGTGTTTTGAAAAGGCTGTAGGCCGGTGATGTCATAGCCGAATGCGTAGTAGTCTAATGCGCCCCAGGTCGTGATGTCACCGGCGGCGCTGCGCCAGAGGCGGTCGCTGTTGGAGTCCTCGTTGCCCATCCAGAGGCGGTTTTCCCAAAAGGCAGGCCATGTCGGTTTGGTGAAGCGTGAGTCGTCATCGAGGGCGGCGATATTAGCAGTACCACCGGCCCACGTCACGGCATCGGTATCGACGCCGTTGGCGGCGACCAAAGTCGATCCCGCCAGTACCCAGTTCCAGGTGTTGTCGTTGCCTGCGGTGATGGTGGCGCTGCCGCTGCGATCCGTAGCCGACCCGCCCGTCACATCGAAGAACTTGTCGCCGCAAAAAGCGAACACCTTCTCGGTGCCTGCGAGGACGACCTGCCCCAATCCAGTGACGGTAGCGCCGGAGTTCATCGCACTGGCGTTGAACTTAGCGTAGCCCTTGCGCTTTTTGACCTCTCCGGCCAGCCCGACGGTGCAGTTCTCCATGTCGTACAACCCCGCCGGTGAGATCTCCTCGGCCGGTAGGCTGTAGTTGACGCCGTCGCGCCACGGACCCAAACGCAAGCTCTGTGCGGTGATGGGCATTAGCTAAGACTGCCCTCCTGGGGCAAGTACGAGAACTTACTGCTGCCACGGTTGTCGGAGCGGCGCATACGGTAGGTGCGGTTGCCCTGGACGTTGGCGTTCTGGCGGCTGGCGACCCCTAAGACACGCTCCATCTCCTGGCGGTCCACCAGCGACCCTTGGTCGTCGCCCTTCTCCTGCTTGTAGAGGGCGCTGACGCCATAGACCAGCGCAGGCTGCACGACCGGCGAGTAATAGCCGTCGAGGCTGTCGGTGTCGTCGCTGGCGGTGAAGTCCGGCACCGACGCGTAATAGCGGTAGGCGATGGTGTCCACGCCGTCGGGGGTGGGGTATAGACTGACTTGCACAAGACCGTTGCTGTCCACGCCGTCGATGATCACCCAGCGCGGGTCGCCGTCGATAGAGTGGTTAGGGTCGGCCGCATCGAGGTCTTGGCTCGACATGACGATAATGACGTGGTCTTCGGTCGTATTGCGGAAACTGAGCGGCGTCAGTGCGTTGGACGCGAGGCTGTAGGTCTGGGTGCTGGCGACCGTATCGAACGTCGAGGCCTTGAACAGCCAGTTCCATTTCTCGCGGCTTTGCACATCCTTGCCGACCATGTTTAAGTAGGTCCGCGCCCCGTCCTTGAACGTGGACGAGTTGCTGTTCAAGCCGACGCGTCGCAGCGCCGCTTGAATCACTTCGAGGTTGGTCATGCTGCGCCCTCACTACCGCATATTAACCCAGGACCCGTTCTCATAACCTTGCAGAGTGTTGGTCGATGTGTTATAGACCAGCATTCCATTGGCGGCTGTAAGCGCGTCGCGCTCCGTTGTCGTCAGGCTAGGCAGAGTGAAGCTAGCACTAATAGCTGCGGTGCCAACCTCCGCTGTACCCAGCAATGCAGTGTCGCCAAAGAAGCTCGCCGCATTAATCTGCCCAACGCTTTCGGTCATCCTACTCCTGCGCTTCTAACGCCATGTGGTCGAGATCGTACTCGGAGAGGTTGTCGCCGTTGTTATCGAGCCAACGCTCTTTCCAAACCCGTACAGCTTCGGGACCACGGTCGGAGATACGTCCTGGGGGGTCCGGCACGTAGCCGTCAATATGAGTCACTTCGCCTATCGCCTTGACGGTGTTACGCACCTGACTGTTAGTCTGGTTTTTGTTCTTCCGCACTCTGGCATGGGTTTTATCGAGGTCCAGCGCCTTGCGTATAGCGGATTTGGTGTCGTCGCTGCCCTTGAGAATAAGCTGGGCGATCTGGTCGGGTGTGACCTCCGGCGCTTTTTCTGCGACGGGGGCGGCCGACTGCGCGACTTCTGCAATCTCGCTAGGCAGGTCAAGCTGTTGTGTTCGCTTTGCCATGATGTCCTAAATAGGTAAAGAGGGCGACGACGTTTAAACGCCGCCGCCCCACGGTGTGTTATACAGGCAAGTTTAGATAAACGGCACACTGTTGTTCATCAATAGCATCACCATAAGCCAAGGTTCCAATTACGGATACAAGATCATTATTCGATGCATGTACATTGGCTGGAGACACCTCGCCTGCGGTATTAACTGAAACAACCATCGGCCTGCCGTTGTGCATATCTGCTGCGGTCGCGCTATTAACATCGTAGCGCACACAAGCGATACCACCGGTCTGAATCCAACCATAATAGTCAGATGTCAAACCCCTAAAACTCACACCAACAGGAAGTGAATCGCCAGTTCCCGATGCAGGAACCGTATTCGTTACCACTTGACGAAACGCTGGGGCGATGATCTGAAGATCAGTCGTTCCGCTTGCAATGGCTGTGTGTAAAGGATCATACAGCGTAAACTCCACCGCATTGCTCGACTCAACGCCGTGCGACTTGATCTTGTAGCTGTAGTACTCACCTGTGCCATCTATAGTCATCAGATAGCTACCGGCCAA